CCCTGTGCAAACTAGAAATCTACACTGTACACCGATTGGGAGAGTGGGATATCATAGAGGCTGAGTGTGATACAAATCATATTCTGGGAGAGGGCTAATATTTAAACTCAACTTGGCGGTTCGAATTAGATATTAGCCTATGTTTTTTTTTACTTGGTAGAATATACATGAGCTTAGATTGGTACGAATCAATTATCGACTGTCATAAAGATCGTGACGGTTGCCACAACTACATCCCTGTGAGCTTTGTACAGAATCAGTATACTAAGCAAGCAACAACGCTTATGTGCAGTCACTGCTTGCAGACTATAGAACTTAAAGACGTTCAAGAGTTTAATAGTATGGCTAACTCTTTAAGTATTTTAAATAATGCTTAATTGAAGTTTCTTTTTCAGCTTTGCCTAGTTCTGTATTATAATATTTCTTGTAATACTCCCAAATGGCTTCCACGTTCTTGTTATCAGGAAGTGGGGCCTTTACTCGCCGATAGTGTAATCTAGCCATAGCAGTCGCATATTGTAGGTCATAGACCATTCTTTCAGGCATTGGCATAGAAATTACATTAAAGTTCAGAGATAACATATTTACAATTGAACCTTGATTCTTAATAAAGTTTTGCCAGATATCGGTATAGGTGGCTGGTTCCATCTGATAGATACCCAAAGCTGGACCCTTAACTTGCTTTAGATAAGTTCCCCCGAGAGACTCACAAGCACAAGTAAATACCAATAACTCCTCAGCTTGGTCGCTATACATTTGCAATTTATCTAAAGATGGTTTAATAATCAACTCTCTGAGCTGCTTTATATCAATCATTTGTAATCCTTATAAAAATTAACCATAATGATTGTAAAGGAGAATCTGTTAATGACAAAACTAGACCCTAAAAAAATATACGAACAAGCCAAGAAAAACATAAGCGGCAAGATTTATGATGAGAAAAAACATTGTTTGATGGTATTAGAAATCATCGGCAATGGTGGGAGCGTTGCAGAGTTTTGTGTTGAAGCACTAATATCCGATTCAACATACTATAACTGGCGCAGACTACACCCAATATTTGATGAGTGCTCACGGATTGCCGTTAACTTTGCGCAAATGCTATGGGAGCGCGAAGGCGAAACAAATGCCGATAACCCAGACTTTAATTGGAGATTCTGGGAAGGAATTGGAACCTCTAGATTTTTCTACAACAAACAAGGTCGTGTACGAATCAATCTTGATGAAGAAGCAGATCCACATGTCCAGTATCAGCAATTAATTAAACAGGCTAAAGAGGGTGATTTGTCAGCCTCTGAAATTAAACAATTAATGGAATCTGTAAACATTGGCATACGAGCATTTGAAAGCTTTAAGTTACAAGAGCAAGTTGCTAAAATGGAACAAGATATTAAAAAGATGAACCTACAAAATGGCAACAATATTATCCCAATTAAAGGCATTGCAGAAACAAATCAAGATACCGCATCGGATAATATTTGTTGATAGAGAAATACAACCAGAAGAGTTCATGGAAAAAGTAATCTATGTGCATATTTGGATATAGGAGATAAAAATGAGTTGGTTATCTAAAGGATTAAAAAAAATTGAAAGCGCGATTGCAGATGTTATTCCTCACCAATCGGCAGCCGAACGCAGAGCAAAAGCTGATGCAATAAATACTTACTATCAGCAAAAACAATCTGCATTAGAGGAACAAGGTAAAATATCGGCACAAAGAGACATTGAGCAAAGACGCTTACAAGAAAAACAAATCAGAAGCATGAGACGAAGATACCGTTCTGCTGGATTTATGGAACCAATGAGTGATATCGGTGCTCAAGAAAAATTAGGATAAAACATGTCGCAAACTTTACTAGACCAATTTAAACAGCGTTATAATCGTGCAATGCAGATAAGCTATCTTTGGGCTAGTTTGCATGAGGCGTGTTATTTCTATGCTATACCAAACCGAAATCGTTTTTGGCGACCCAAAGAACAACAGGGTGAAGCCAAAGGAACTCGTGTTTACGATACTACGGCTATTGAAGCCACCAAGACTTTCGTTAGCAAGCTTCATACAGCTATGACCCCACCACAAACCCAATGGGGCTTCCTAACGATTGACCCAGAGTTTGATGAGGATGACGCAGGAATTAGTCGTGATGACGCTCAGAGACTGCTTAACGATTACATGCGCAAGTTATTTGAATACATTCATGATTCAAACTTTGATGTAATCATCAACGAATGTTATTTTGACTTAGCAGTAGGCACATCTTGTTTGGTAATTAACCAATACACCGACATGCAGCCACTTTTATTCACCTCAATCCCGATGGACAAGCTCGCTATTGAAGAGGCGATGACCGGTAAGATTGAATCATGGTATAGAAACTGGGAAGACGTGAAGGCTAATGAGATAACCACCAGATGGCCAAAAGCAGTGTTGCCGGATTCGGTTAAACGAGACATTAAAAATAATCCTGATACCATCATTAAAATGATTTACGAGGGGGTAATGTATAACCCTCAGCGTGATAAAAAATACCAATACGTCGTGTGTTCGGATAGCAATATTTTTTATGTGGAAGATTTTGAAGTAAACCCCGGTATTGTTTGGCGTTTCCAAAAAACTAATAATGATACCTATGGTCGTGGCCCAATCATGGATGCATTACCATCCATTATCAGCTTGAACGAACTAGCACGTATTGAACTTGCTGCTGCTAACTTAAACACGTTTAAGCCTTACATGGCATTTAATGATGCTACATTCAATCCGAATACATTTAAATTACAACCAATGACAATTATCCCAATTGCCCCACTAGGCAGTTCTGGACAACCGCCATTGATTCCATTGCCTGATACATCTAATCCTCAGTTTAGCCAACTGACCATCCAAGATTTGCGTATGCAGATAAGAAGTTTGATGTTTGCAGATTCTTTAATTCCAACTGACACCAAGCAACCTGTAAGCGCAACACAGATTATGATACAGAATCAAACCTTGGCAGAACGTATCGGGCCTTTGTTTAGCCGATTGCAACAAGAATTTTTATGGCCAGTAATTGAAAGATGCTCATATATACTTGATAAAATGGGGTTATTACCTTATCCTCAAATTGATAGAAAGATGATATCATTTGTTTATCGTTCGCCGTTGGCATTAGCTAAAGGGCAAGAGCAAATTGCAAGGTTCACTCAATACTTCCAGTTAATACAAGGTATTAGTGGGCCAGAAGCTGCTCAAGCATTTATTAATCCAATGGAATATCCATACTTGTTAGCTGACTTAATGCAAATTGATAATCGGTTATTGAATGACCCAGCACAAGTTGCTCAAGTCTTTCAAGCTCAACAGGATAAGATGAACGAGCAACAAGAGATGATGATGCAACAACAAGGTGGACAACCACCACAAATACCACAGGTGTAAAATGAGCAACCCTTACATTGAGCCACAAAACTATTATGAAAACTATGAGTCAACACAATCCGGACAACAAGACATTGCGTTAGATGAATTGTGCTGGCACGTATTTAACACCAACGAAGATGGTAAAAAGCTTTTAGAAATTATTAAAAACAGATTTCTAATCATGCCAACTCCGGGGCCAGTCAATGAGAACTATCCTAACATGTGTGTGTTCTATGAAGGATTTCGTGAAGCATTCAGGCAAATCATTGCAAGTGTTGATGGTTATCAGCGCAAGAAAGACCATGAAGCTAAACAGGCAGGTATTGCATGACATTTGACACGATATCAGCAACAGTAGAAGATATGGCATTGCAAGATGCCGGAACACAACAAACACAAGAACCTGCATGGTGGCTAGATGACAATACACCGGGGGTTGGCGAAAGACCAGATTGGCTACCAGCTCAATTTAAAAAGGCATCTGATGTCGCAAAATCATACGCTGAGTTACAGAAACGTTTTGGCGAAGCACCAAGCGAATACTCATGGGAAGCAGGAAAAGGATGGGTTGAACCAGACTATGAGCCATTCCAAGAACTAGCGCAGTACGCTAAATCAAAACGCGTGCCACAGGATGTCATGGATAAGATGCTTTCAAGTGTGGGCAAGTATCTGGATGAGTTTGGCGTTGACTATGAGGCCGAGAAGGCTGCATTAGGAGATGACGCTGATCAACGTCTGGATGTCCTAAACAATTGGGCTAAAAGCAATTTATCAGAAAATGCTTTCTTTGCACTAACAAGCAACCTAAGAACTGCTGATGCAGTAATGGCACTAGAGGAGTTAAGATCTAAAATGCTAGGACAAAACACAATGATACCCGGTAACCAGCAATCACAATCCGATGGCGTATTGACACTCGATGACTTGCAAGCTGAGTTAACTAATAACATTCAGAAATACAAATCAGACCCACGCTATCGAAGAGAAATCACAGAAAAGATTGAAAGATTGCAAAATAATAAATAACTGATTAAACTAATTACAAGTGTCCAGTTTGGCTGGTAAGTTGGATAACTTGTAATTTTAGGCCCTTCCAAGGATAACCAGACAATCACAAGCCCAATTTAAAACGAGTTTATTTTA